CTAATCTCATAACCTAACTACTAAGAGGATCTACCATGACTACAGCACAAGTAAACCGCATTAGCGTATATGACAGCGTTACCAACAATATCATCGCTAAATTAGAGGCAGGGATCACGCCTTGGATCAAGCCTTGGAAATCTGGTCAAGCTGGCGGAGCGGATCGAAATATCGTATCTAAAAAAGAATATTCAGGCGTTAATCGTCTTATCCTAGGAATGAGCGGATACAGCTCACCTATTTGGGGATCATTCAAGCAATGGCAGGAAATGGGCGGGAATGTGCGCAAGGGTGAGAAGGGGACGCAAGTAGTTTTCTACTCTCAAATCACTAAGAGCGAGATTAAGCCAACTGACCCTAACCCTGAAAATTCTACTTATGCCTTGCTTAAGTCTTACTTTGTTTTCAATATTGACCAGATAGAGGGATTAGAAATAAGCAAACCAGAGCCAGTAATCTCCACCTTTAATCCAGTACCCGCTCTAGATGATCGGATCATTAAAACTGGAGCGAATATCAAGCATGAGGGAGGGAGAGCATTTTATAAACCCTCAACTGACAGCATTACCTTACCTGATCGCTCTACATTCTTGAGTGAGAGCCATTACTATGCCACTGTATTGCATGAGCTCACTCACTGGTCAGGCGCTCCACATCGTTTAGATCGTACTAAGGGAAAGAGATTTGCTGATACCGCCTACGCTTTCGAGGAATTAGTAGCGGAGATGGGAGCGGCATTTTTATGCGCTGATTATGGTATCCAGGGTGAGCTGCAGCACGCTGACTACATCGGCAATTGGCTACAGTGCCTTAAAAATGACAATAAGGCGATATTCAACGCTGCAGCACTGGCACAAAAGGCAGCCGATTACATAAACAATCTAGATGCACTGACTAACCAGGCAGCAGCCTAAACAGTGATACCTAGTAAGCGCTTAGTGATAGGCGCTTACTGGATTGTCATTAGACAGTCAATACCTAACTAATGGAGCATATAGCATGAATAACGCACAAAAAGAAACAATTGATCTTCTAATTGATTATGTAAATTCCGAGGATTGGGGTTCTATCCAAGTAGTTTTGAGAGGTCAATTTTTAGATGTATTCGATCCTATTATTGATTGCGAGATAACAGAATGAGCCTACTATCTGAGATGCAAAAACATGGTTTAGCAGATTGTGCTTATAACCGTCAATTCTTTACACTTGATGAGCTGTATAGATCATATTGCTATAGAGCTGCTAAACAAGGGTTTCAGGCGTTATCGTTTAATTCGTGGCGATACTGTCATAAAGCAAATATCACGCTGTAGAGCGATTAAAGGGTTTAGTGGTACTCAGGTATCACTTACCCTGTGAAAACGCTGTAGCGCTTGTTTTAAAGTGTTTTAAAGGTATTTAATAGTTTTATCTTACCTAACCTAACTAATTTTCGAGGTATTTATGAGAAATAATGATATTTATAATATTCAACGCAAAATCTTTATAAACAAAGTGCCATTACGCATGAGCGTATTAGGCGTGCTGCGCACACACATACGCACGCACATGGTGATTGACTGTTTATCGGCTATTGGTTTGCTGGCTTTAGTAGTTTTGGCTCTGGCATTGTAGGAAGTCCCCAAGTGAAAACCCCAAGAGCTAAGCACCAAACCCGCCTTACGGGGGATACCTTTAAAAAGGGTAGCTATCGTTTATCTAAGTGCTTAACTAAAGGGGTGCGATCCTGTAAGAGTCCCCCAGATACTAGCCACTATGTTTATTCCCTTTGGCGCTACACCATGCGGGAGGGGTGGGTAATGCCCCCGTGTAATTTGCTTTAATCGTGATTTTGGTAGCGATGTCAAATCCGTTGTTAAGCCCCCTTACCAACTGACAACAAAACCACGACTAAAACAAACTTAATCGGATTAAACCACAGTTTTTTAAAAGGAGCAACAAATGAGTAAAGCAGATCAAGATGCAGCAAAATGGCAAGAGATGAACGCCAGGAATCAAGCCCGTAATTTAATTAAAGCGAAGGAGCAAGGCGATGCGTATTACATCAACCAGTTCGGTGAAGTTGTTATCCCCCAAGAAGGAAAACCAGCAGCCATTGTCACTACCGATGAGTTTTGCAGAAAAACTACACCTGGAGAGAATTAAATTAGCACATAATGCAAATAATGAAGTAAAGTCATAACTGTAGTAATCAAACCCTAACTATTTAATAAGGAATAATCATGGAATATTGCGTTAATTGCAAACACCTAGACCAAAGCACTATGCAGTGCTTGTCACCCCAACGCCCTCACGATATGGTGACGGGACTACAAAAGAAAATGACAGCAAACAATAGCCGTAACTTACCCATAAGCGGATGCGGGGAAGATGCGAAGTGGTTTGCTTTTATTGAAGTAGAGGATCTTGACGATCTTTCAGCAATCCCTTTTGGTAAATAACCTAACTAATGGAGTTAATCATGTCAAAAACACCAAGTAGCAAGAATGAACCTAAGTTTCCAGTAAATAAAGTTGATAAGAAGATCAATGATGCTTACACCAAAAAAGAAGTAGATCGCCTTAAAAACCTAGTGGCAAGGCAAGATGACCTTATAGCTCAGATGCTAGATGAGTTAAAACAAGAGCAGATCAAAACTGGCAATCTAGGTCAAGAGTTAGAAGATCTAGAAGATGAGATCGACAGTTGGAAAGAGATTGTTAAAACCATTATGGAGGTGGTATGAACGATCAAGCAGATTTTGCACCCGAGGTAAGGCGCTCTGCTATCTGGTCTGGTGACAGTCGTAAGGTCGCTAATGGCAAGATGGTCGATGTAATCCTTGAGAAACAAGGTAAGAAGGAGTTAAAAGACCTCTCAGGCGTGGAAGCAGTGCAGATGGGTCATGTCATGCAACCCTTGATTGGCAAGCTGGCTCAAGATCGTTTAAAGATGGAGTTAAAAGATGCTGATTACTCGATTACCCATTCAAAGCATACTTGGTTTAAATCTCATTTTGATTTCATTAGTGCTGATGGTGGTGTGCTTGTTGAAGCTAAAAACTACAACGCAGCAGTTCGCTCTAAGTTTGATCCCGACACTAATCGGATTCCTGATGCTGATTACGCACAACTTGTCCACGAAGCTGCTTGCCACAATGTTAATCGGATCTTTTTGGCTGTTTTATTTGGTGGTCAAGAGTTTCATACCTTTGAATTTACTATTTCAGACCAAGAAAAAGATGATCTCATACAGAAAATGGCTACAGTTTGGGGTCATTGCCAAGCGGGTACGCTTCCGCCAGCAGAAACCATTGAGCAAACTAAGATCATTTACCCGTCATCCTCTACTGCGGTGGTTACGGCTACACAGCAAGTTGAGTTGGCTATCGCTCAGTTACGGGATGTCAAGAATCAGATTAAACACCTTGAAGCTACTGAGGAGCAAATTGAAGTGGCTGTCCGAAATCTTATGGGAGAGTGCCAAGAGATTAGAACAGTGGATGGACAGACATTAGTTTCTTGGAAGTCCTCTAAAAGCTCTAAGAAGTTCTCAGCATCACTGTTTCAGAGTGCCATGCCTGATATTTACGATCAGTTCGTAGTAGAAACAATGGGCAGTAGGAGGTTCTTAGTCAAATGAATAATTTAGATAAATTTATTGAAGCTGGTTCTTTACTAGGAATATTTATTTCAGTTTGGTTAGCTATTTTTGTATTAAGTGTTGTTTTAATCAAACTTATTATAGGAGTGCCTATTAAATGAACTCGATTGAAATGTTAAAAGAAGTAATTAACGGTCTTGACAATGTTATTACAGATACCGAAAAAAATGATGGTCTGGTTTGGCTTGCCAAAGAGGTTAAAAAGGATTTATTAGATGTTATTAAATCCATCCAGCGAGAACAAGGAAGGATCGGATGAGCAATATTGATATAGCAGTTTGGATCATGGCTGTGAGTTCAGTCATTGACACTATTTACACCTTATCGGAGATTATTCATGTCTAACATTGTCAGTTTTAACGAGATGGAGCAGATGGCACAAGCAATAGCCAAGTCTGGTCTGTTTGGTATGAAGGACACCAATAGTGTTTTAGCACTAATGGCGGTAGCACAAGCGGAAGGTTTACATCCTGCAACTGCAGCTCGTGACTTTCACATAATCCAAGGCAGACCAGCATTGAAGGCTGATGCGATGCTTGCCCGTTTCCAAAATGCAGGTGGCAAAGTCGAATGGAAGGAGTACACAGATGAGCAAGTTACAGGAGTTTTTTCACATCCCAACGGGGGTAACCTTGCGGTTACATGGACCATTGGACAAGCCACCAAAATTGGTCTTGTTAAACCAGGAAGCGGATGGCAAAAGTTTCCCAGAGCGATGCTCAGAAGCCGTTGTATTTCAGAGGGGATTAGATCAGTTTTCCCAGGATCTGTTACGGGGTTCTACTCGCCAGATGAAGTCGAAAACTTCGAAACCCAGACCGCCAAGCCTACCGTATTAAAAGACATGGGTTCAGTCATTCCTAGCGTAGTCGATCTTTCCGCTATTCCTGATGACATCCCAGATATGGCATTGCCGATGTATGTTCCTGGTAATGATGTTCCTTATGCGCATTATGTTTGCAAGGATGATTGGATTGATGGTTTCGCAGAGATGCACGCCAAGATCCATGAATCAAGCAAGATGACACCAGAGGAAAAGTTCTCCAAGATAAAGGCATTTAGAGATGTCAATGAAGCCTATACAAAAACATTTGACGGCAATACTACAGCGAAGTTCTTATCAAAACTCCAAGCAATTAGAAAGGAAATCAACAATGGCTAATGGTCATATCGCCCAGATGGGCAAAGGTGTTCTGTTTCAGAACGAAAAGAAAACCAATGAGCGTTCTCCTGATTGGAAGGGTACTCTCTTGCTCTCAGAGGACTATAAAGCGGGTCAAACCTTGAAGATTGCTGGCTGGACTAAGCAAACTCCTAAAGGTAGCTTAATTAGCTTATCTGAGGATAACTGGAAACCACAAAATCCTGGCGTTTATCCAAAAGAAGTTAACAGGGTTGATGATTCTGGAGATGTGCCATTTTGAAAACACTAATCGCTATTACACTGGTTTTATTTTTATCAACTAGCTACGCAGTGACTAAATGCGCTCCAGATGGTCGTGGTGGTCTTTGCTGTTGGGACACTGACACAGATGGTCCTTTTAAACCAATGAGCTGCTATTGATGGTTGTTTTAAATTTACCTTACCCTCCCAGTATCAATAACTACTGGATCGCTTCAGGAAACAGACGATTTATTTCTAAGCGGGGTAGGGAATTTAAAAATGCAGTTGCAGATTATTGCGCTGAGTTCAGAGTTCCTAAATTTGGCGATAAACAAGTTTGGGTAGATATTTTTCTCTATCCACGCTCTAAAAAGCTCATGGATGTTGATAACTGCATAAAACCAATATTAGATGCCTTGC